CGCCACCCGCATACCCTCCGCCGACTGCGCCAGGGCCTGCACGTTCGCTCGACCGCCCTCCTCAATGCCCTTGGCCAGCGCATCGGAGATGGCCGCCCCCTGGCTGCCCATGGCGGTGACCAGGCTGGCGGTCCCGAGCGCGGAGGCTAGATTCTCCGGGGTCAGGGTATTGGCGGCCTTGATGGTCTCGTTGACCTGGCGGATCATGTCCAGCGCGGCCGCCTTCAGCTCCGGCGTGCCGCCTTCAATCGCCCGCTGGCCCACGTCGATCAGGGACCGATAGGTGTCCTGCCAGTCCGGGAGCCCGGCCGCCTTGGCTTCCTTCGCCATGTCCGAGAGGGCACGAGCCAGGCCACTTCCCGCGCCGCCGCTGGCTCCAGACTCAAAGGCAGCATCCAGGGCCTCCAGCGCACGGGTGCCCACCTGGCCGTAGGCCGCCGCGATCTCCGGGGCGAGCTGCTCGGCGGTGCGGGCGTACTGCTTGAGGAGATCCGCGTGCGCCTGCGCCAACCGCTCCGCTTCCCGGAGGGCTTGCTCCGCCGCTTGCTTGGCTTTGGCATCGGCCTCGCGCTGGGCAGCCTCGGCTTCCTGGTTCGCCTTGCGCTGGGCGGGGAGCTGGGTGTTGAGTCCCTGCAGGTAGCTATTGAGGTTGCTGCTCTCCGGACTGCCCTCGCCTCCACGGAAGGCCGCTTGCACGCGGGAGGCCAGCTCGGCCCCCATAGCGGCGGCCTGCTCGGCGGGAAACAGGTTCTTGATCTCCTGCTCCAGGGCCGCGGTCGCCTTGCCCACGGCTCCCACCGCGGCCGCATCGAGCGGCTTTTCCCAGGCCACCTCGAGGGCGGACGCGATGGCCTCGCCGGAGCTGCCGAAGGTGCTGCGTAGCCGGGACGAGCTCAACGCATCGTCGAACCGCTGGCTGAGAGATTCGTAATAGGCGGCCACGATCTCCGCCGCGCTGCGGTCCACGGCCTGTTCCGCGTCCGGCGTGCCCGTGTCGATCTGTTCCGCCACCCGACTGGGCAGCCCGCTGAGTCCCAAGCCTGCGTAGCGCTTGGTGATCGCGGCGAGCGCATCCTCCCCGCCAATTCCAGAGGGGACCGACTTATCGGCGGATGGCTCCGGCGTCTGGATGCCATTTTTCAGAGCCCGCGAGACGTTCCCTATGCCGTCCACTACCCGGTCGGTGGCCTGGCCGATACCGTCGAAAAATCCAATGATCTTCTCGGCCGAGCCCGACACCAGCGGCGCCGCTTCTCGGGCCCATTCCTCAATGGCGGGGGTGAGGTGGTCCGCGACCTTGTTGGCCACCTCAAAGGCCGCATTGCCCACCGGCTCCATCGCCAGCGCAACCCGATTACTGGCCTTCGCCCAGCGCTCGGCCGCATCGTCGGTATCCGCGGCCGCCTGGGAAATCGTGTCAGAGCCTTTGGAGATGGCATCGAAGAACTCACCAGCCGACAGCCGCCCCGCCCGAATCGCCTCGGCCAGCTCGGGCCCGGCCCGGCGGCCGAACACCTGGATGGCGAGCCCGGTCGCAGCCGACTCGTCGTCCATATCGTGGATCTGCTGCGTGATAGCCCGGAAGGTCTCGGGGACGGGAAGACCAGAGGCGGTGAGGTTCGCCACGCCCACGCGCAGGGCGGCCATGATCCGCTCGGAGTCCACCCCTTCCTTGTCCCATTTGGCGAGTACCGCCAGCGACTCATCGAAGCCGAGTCCCAACTGACGGAAGGTCGGGCCCGCTTGCTGGAGCTGGGCAAAGAGCTGGCTGGTGGAGTCGCCGGTGACCTGGAAGGCCCGGAACAGCTTGTCGAGCGCATCGCCCTGCTGATCGGTGCTGATCTTCCATTCCTGGAAGGCCTTGGCTCCGGAGCGGATGTTCTCGGTGAGGTCGCCGCCGGTGATGCGGGAGAGGGTCAGGAACTGGCCTGCGCGCGCTTCGAGGCTCGCGCCGGTGAGGTCCAGCCGCTGGTTGACCTCGGTAATGGCCTTCGAGACGTCCGCGAAGCCCTCCGGCCCATCGGCGGCCACGGTGCGGAAGCTCGACTGCAGGGAGGTGAGATCGGCCCCGGTCTTGCCCGTCCCGATGCGGATGCGGTCGAAGCTTTCATCAAAGGCTTTGCCCAGCGCGAACGCGCGGTCCGCCGCCACCACCAGCGCGCTGACCACAACGGCCACGCCCGCCGCGCCCACCGTGGCCGCGCTGGTCAGGCCCGGCCCGAGGTGCTCCTCGAGGCCAGCGAACCGCTTCTCCATGGCGGCAAGCTGGTCCTCGCCTTCAGTCTTGAGTCTGAAGATCGCGGCCAGCTCCCGGGCGTCGGCCATCTAGTCCTCATCCTCCGTCTGGAATAGCGGATCGTCGGCGTCGAGCACGCCTTGCGCGTCCATCATTTCCTTCAGGAGCGAGAGCAGCGCCGGGTGTTTGCGCAGGCTCTCCGCGCCCTGCTCTCCGCCGTTCATCCATTCGACCGCGAGCTTGGCGTTGCGGTGCACGATGATGCGCCGCACGAGCTGCGGGTCCTGGCGCTCGGCTTCGTCGGGCAAGCAGGTGAACGATTCACAGACTTCACTTATCTGGCTTTCGTAAGGCTGCGGTCCGAAGTGCTGGGTTTCTCCGCCGTCGCCGGAGGTAAAGAATCCGAGGTGGTAGTCGGCGAGGCGGCTGAGCCATTTTTTCGGTCGGCCGGCGTCTCTCCCTGCTCGACGTTCAGCAGGTAGTAAATCTCGGCGGCGTCCAACCGCTCGATCACCTTCGGATCGCCGTCTAGCCTCGCGCAGGGAAGCGTCTGGCCCTCCGCGTCCTGGTACTCGTCATTCCAGGGCACCAGGGGGCGGCCGGTGGGGCCGGTCCAGGTCCAGCGCACCACCCGGTCGGCCAGGAACTCACACAGCTCCGTGAAGGCGGCCTGCTGGACCGCGCGCATCTCGGTGCGGCTGGTCACCGCCTCCGGGGTCAGGTCGCCCTCGGCCGGCTGCAGGGCCACCAGGTCTGCCGAGAGCTGGCTGAAGCGCTGGTATTCCTTGATCTCGGCGAAGGTCCGGCGCGGCAGCATCTCCACCCACTCGCCGGCGTGGACCGCGTACCACTCGCCGTCCTCGGGGCTCTTCATCTCGAAATCGTCGGAGGGAATGCGGGGAATCGGGAGCTTCGGCGTAGCTGCCTCCTTTCGCGTGGAGCCCGCCCCCGTCATCAGGCGACGGGGGCGGGCTCCAGCGGATCACTTCGCTAGGGTCAGGCGACGGCGCGACCGAGCGCCCCGGTGCCGGAGAGCTGCGCGGCGTAGTCCACGGGCGAGCCCACGCGGGCCGTGATGTTGTAGGAAGTGAGCACGGCATTTCCGTTGTAGAACGGATCGTCGGCCCCGACCGACCCACCGGTCGGGTTGAACACCGTGGCCGCGCCATCCTCATCGCCCACCTCTCCGAACAGGGTGGCGTCCAGGCCCCCGGCCACGAAGTCGTTATGCCCGTCCAGGGCATAGGTGTACTTGTAGTTGTCGATCAGGGATCGTGGCCCGGTGTCTCCGAGACAGGTGGTATCAATCTCGGGCTGCGTGACGCCCTGGGTCACGCTAGTGATGAATTCCTCCAGCGGCACGCTCGCGTAGGTGAACTTGGCGCGTGAGCTTCTGATCTTCGCCACGGTGGGTGACTCCTTTCCTCTACTGGTGCGCTGCTTTAGGCCGGGAAGCCCTTGACAACCCCGGCGGTCACGAGAATGAGGGCATCAGTGCCGACGAAACTGGACACCACCATCCGTTTGTACGCTTCGGTCGCCACCTTGGTACTGACCCGGAAGACCCCAGGCGCGGTGAAGGTGTGCGCGAGGGTCGCGATGTCGGCGTAGGGGTCGCCGCCGCCGTCATCGCTCGAGCCCTGGACCTTGAGGCCGATGCTGGTGAAGGTGCCGCCCACCACCCGGAAGGTGACGGCGAACTCATCGGTGATGAGCGTGGCCCCTAGGTTGCGCCCGGTGCCGTTCCCGGTCCCGGTCACGGTGGCCGAGCGGAGCACGGTCCCTCGGTAGCAGGGGCCCGCGCCACCGAAGCTCGAGCTCACGAGCACCGCGCCGCCCACGCGGCCACTCAAGGGGTTGGCGTTAAGGCGTTCGATCATCTCGTACGCCACCGCGGCCTCGCTGTTGCCGGCGAACAGCTTGAGGAGATAGTGGTCGTTCTCGTCGCCGATGA